TGCCGGAAGAGGCGCTGCCAGCACTCTCAGAATATATTGAGATGGGTGTAGAGGAAGCTGTTGTTGCGGTTGAGAGGGCGCAAAAGCAGATTGATGATTGGCTTACAGAATGTGATTTTAATTCTGTGGGTAGAAAGACTTTATTAGATTCGGCGCGAATAGGAACTGGCGTAATAAAAGGCCCAGTACCTATGAGTAAAAATGGTACAATCCAACCTGGGTCTAAAGTTGTTAAGGCGCAAAATTGTTTCCCTGATCCTGACTGTGGCGATGATATTCAGAATGGCGAATATTTTATCGAAAGGGAGAGTATCACAGCTCGGAAGTTACGGAAGAAGAAAAAACTTATTACGAATGGTTGGTTGCCTGACGCTATAAACAACTGTTTGAAAGAAGGGCCGAAAAGTTATCAAGGCTTTGATCTTAAAGAGAATGGCAAGCCGCGTAAACAGTATGAGCTTTGGAATGTGCAAGGTGAAATTTCTGTTAAGGCGCTTATGGAGTGCGGCTGTGATACTGTGGATGATACGCAGGATACAGTTTTTGCTATAATGACATTATGTAATGATTATGTTGTAAGGGCGAGTATTATGCCTTTGCAAGAGAACTTTACATATTATATAATGCCTTGGCAGGAGAGGGAAGGTTACTGGGCTGGCATTGGTGTGGGCGAACAATTGGAGACACCGCAGAGAGGTTTGGTTGCGGGTATCAGAAATTTGTTTGATAATGCGGCTTTAAGTTCGTTACCACAGATTGTATTTTTAGATAATGTGCTTACGCCTGTTAATGGTAGATTTGAGTTAGAACCTGGTAAAGTTTGGCGGGTGGCCGATGAGGAGTTGTCGCTGGAGACTGTTAAGAATGCGATAATGACTATTGAGATTCCATCACGTCAAGCGGAGCTGATGGAAATTATTGCACTCATGAGAGATGTTGCGCAAGAGACGACGGGGATGCCGCTCATTATGCAGGGGCAAGGTTCAACGGGTGCTGTTGGTTCGGATCAGATGCAGACGAATAATGCAAGTACCGTTCTGAGACGACTTGCTAAAGATTATGACTCGAAAGTTACAGCGCCACATATAGATGCTTATTATGAGTGGATTAAAGAATTTGAAGATGTGCCTACACCTGAAGCTACTGTACATGCACGAGGTTCTTCAGTACTGGTTGAGAGAGATATTCAGGCACAGGCATTAATTCAAATGGTACAGATGTCTCTTAATCCTATTTATGGGCATGATCCCAAGCTGGTCATGGATGAGTGGTTGAAAAGTCAAAAGTTTGATCCGCGCAAAACTAGATTGTCGCCAGAACGTGAAGCTGAATTGACACAAGCAATGAATCAGCCTGATGAGAAAGCGGCGGCACAGATTGAAGCGGCAACACTGAGAAATCAAACGCTTAGTGAGCAGACGAACGTCGAAGCAGAGACTGATAGATTTGAGATGATGTTGAAGCAGCAAGAGGCTAATCAGAATAGATTGCATGATAAGGTAATGCTTGATCTTAAAAACAAGTATGAGCTAATTGGTTATGCACAACAACAACAGATAGATCTGGCTACGGCTGAAAGACAGTTAAATGGTGTGGAAATTCCAAAGATGCTAGCTGAACAAGCAATGGCTGCAGGCGCGGAAGCTGGTAAGCAACTTACTAAGCCCCCAGCAACTCAAGCACCTACAACTGAGATAACACCTGATGTCTAATATTACACAAACAGATAAACAATCTGATGTTATCAGACGCCTGTTACTTGATTTAGAAGCTAAAAAGTTGCTGCTTCTTGTTAAGTGTGGCAGAATACAAGATTTAAGGGATGCTCAGCTTGATATGGTAAAGACAGCTGAGATTCGGGGGCGCATTAGAAGTTTAAATGTGCTGATTAAAGAATTAACGACTGGACGAGAAGATGCTTCAAGCCCTGTCACATCGAGGACAGAAATGCCCTCACTTAGAAACTAGGCGGCGTAGGTCACCTTTAAAATGAGCAAAGCTCATAGGACTTAGTAAAATGACTATTGACAATGAGAACCCAACTGAAGAAACAACTGTAACACCTGCGGCGGATGAAACTTTATCTCCAGTAGCTCCGGTAGAATCTACCGAAGATTTGGAAGAGAAAGGTTTTAATGCGGCGACTGATGCTCTTATTCCTGATGCGGATGCATCGCCTTTAGAAGATCCTACTGAGCCTCAGGCTAGTGTAGGTGCTACTGAAGGGGGCGCTGAAAAGACTGATGCGGAGACGGAACAGGCGGCTGAAGAAGTTGCTGCTGCTATTAAACCGTTCATCGGTGAGCTGTCGGAAGATCAAGTGCTAGAAATGCTCGGCAATATTGAGGGCATGGAAAGTACTGTTTATGAGAAGGTGGCGCAGAAAGTTTTTGGAAAGTTTGGTGAAATTGGGCAACAGTTAAAAGCACTAAATGAGAGGGAGTTTACATTTGATCCTGAAAAGTTAACGAAACTGCGGGAAGTGGATTCTGGAATTGCGGATGCGCTCGCTGACGATTTGAAAGAGGCCTTTAAGGGTCAACAATTCGATGGCGATGCGGTACTGAATGATTTTAAACAATCACTGATGGGTGATTTGAATCCTTATATTGAGGAGCGTTTGCTTACTGCACTTGCGCCTGATGCTGGTTCGATTGTCAAGACTGACGAATTTAATGAATGGTTTTTTAAAGAAGCCAAACAAGATGTTCGTGATGCTTTTGAGAGTTGGGATAAGCGGGAGCGTATGGATGGGGTGGCAATGGCGGCAGCTTTTACTGAGTTTAACACTTGGAAAGGAGCTAAGGCTGAAAAGGCTGTGAGTAAAAAGACAGCGCTGAAGCGTTCACTTGATGATGGTAAGACTACTAATGCCGTGCCTGCAGCTAGACGACCTATGACGGAAGAAGAAGCATTTAATACTCGACTTAATGAGGGACGATAATGATTGAATATACAACCAATGCCGAGAGAATCGGCAAATGGAAAGCGGACATTTTGCGTTGCGCTATTCCAAAAGAAGTGCTGGCAGTTGGTGGGCCTCAGATGAAAGATATGCCGAAGAACAATTCGGATACAATGGTCTTTCGTCGCTGGCTCCCCTATGGCAATGTGGATAACCGCTGGATCGAAGGTGCGGCCACTGATGCGAGTGCTGAATTTGCGCTGGAACATGTTATTACTGAAGGCGTAACACCTTCATCTGATACCATTGCGCCTGTTGACCTGACGGTTATCCTGCAAGAATATGGAATGCTCTACGCATTTACGAACAAGACGTTCGACATGTATGAGGATGATATTCCGGCGGCGATTACTAAGCAGCTTGGCGGACGTATGGGCCTGCTGCAAGAGATGATCGACTACAATGCGCTGAAAGCTTGTACCAACAAGTTCTATGGTGGCGGTGGTAGTACCAGAGTCTCGGTGGACAAAAGTGTTACACTTACAGGCTTGCGTCTTATTGCGCGAAACCTGTATCTGAATCACGCTGAGATGATTACTTCGGTAATTGCGCCAAGTCCTAACTATGCGACCTCCGGTATTGAGGCGGCCTATGTTGTGGCTGTGAGTACCGATGTGCTGGCCGATATTCGAAGCCTGCCTGGTTATGTGCCTGTTGAGAAGTATGGCCAACGCAAAACGATTCATGCCTGCGAAAAAGGTTCGTGTGAAGAGTTTCGCTTTGTGGCATCGCCTGAACTTGTGCCAATTCTGGAAGCTGGTGCCGTGCTTGGTGCTACTGGTCTGAAGGGTGTGACAAATATTGATGTCTATCCCTGTATTGTCATGGCTGAAGAAGCTTGGGGCAAGATGGCGCTGCGCGGAACGAAAGGTTTTACACCTTACTTTCACGGTGTCAACAAGGCTGATAAGGCTGATGCACTTGGGCAGCGTGGCTATTATGGTGCTCGTATGTATGCGGCCTCAGCTGTGTTGAACAATGGCTGGATGGGCGTGTATGAAGTTGGTGTCTCCATTTTGGATGACAGTCTTTAATTAGTGGGTAGGGGAGGCTAGTCCTCCCTTATCTTTCGAGGATATAAGTTATGGCTCTTTCAGTCAAAGATACAGATATCGAAGCGTTGATCAAACAAGCTTTTCCAGATGGAATGTCAGAAACGGCCTTTCGGAAACTCCTTGAATGGTTGATTACTGAGATCAATCTTAAAGCAGCAACCTAATTAGAGCAAAGCTCTAGGAGATTTACAAATGGCTATTACGTCAACTGGTTCAAGCGGTACAGACCGCGTAAAAATGGCAAGTGGTTCTCATTTCGATGATGCGGGGACTGATGCGGCGGATATTTCGTTGGGCTTTACCCCTCGTTATATTCGTGTTATTGATGTGACTACTGGAACAATGCTGGAATGGTTTGAAGGTATGACAACTGCTCATGCTGTTAAGACTGTTATTGCAGGTAC